CCGTTCCTCCTGTTGTGTTTCCATTGGCAAGTATTTCAGCTAAAGTATCTTGCCCTCCTATTGCACTATCTACATAAGCAGTTGTCGCTACTTTTGTACTATTGTCATTTTGGCTTTGAGTTGTAGCTGTAGTTGCAGAACTTATTGTTCCATCTAATTGACCACTAAAAGTAGTTGCACTAACTCCGCCTACAACTGTAACACCTGATGAAGAATCAAAAGTAGCAATAGTTGTAGAATTTTGTCTAATACGCACTACACCGTTTGTTGATTGACTTCCTGAATTTATTTCAAGACTATGAGCAGCATCAATTAAAGAGTTAGCATAAACACCAGAACTTGCACCTAAATATATATAACCAGCACCTTGTCCACTATTAACTGTTAAATTACCTGCAAAAGTTGCGTTTTGTGATGCATCAAGTGTTAAAGCTGTTGAAGTAGCATTGTCATCAATACCACTAGATGTAAAATTAGTTATTTTATCTCCTGCTGTAATAGCTATATCAGTACCTCCTGTAGTGTTTCCATTTGCTAATACTTCTGATAATGTATCTTGACCTCCTATTGCTGAATCTACATAAGCGGTTGTCGCTATTTTAGTAGAATTATCTCCTTGACTTTGAGTTGTAGCTCTAACACCATCTACTAAAAACCCATCATTACTATCGTCTCCTGTATTAAATATTATACTTCCATCTGCATTATAAACGTCTCCTGTTAAATCTCCAGTTACATCTACGCTTATTGAACTTGGCAAACTAATTGTAACTGCTGCACTTTCACTTCCTGAATCACTTACTGTAATCTCATTAGCAGTACCAGAAATAGTAGCTACATAATTACCTGTTGTATCTGTACCTAATGCAACTGAATTTGGTTGTATAGTTGTAGAAATATTTATATCTGCTGTACCATCAAAACTAGCACTTCCTGCAACATCTCCACTTACTTGTATTGTTCTTGCTGTTTCTAAAGCTGTAGCTGTATCTGCATTACCAGTTATATTTCCAGTAACATTACCTTCTAAATTACCAACTAAAGTAGCAACTGTATATCCTGTTCCACTTGTATTTACAGTAGTTGTTGGTTCATCTTCTAAATCTCTAAATATTTTAAATTTGTTGTCTCCTGTATCTCTAAATAAACCTGCATATAATGTTGTTCCACTAGGTGCATACTTTCCATAAAATCCTATATCTACTGAATCTGCACTTGTGTTATTATTTGCTAATACTATTAATGGGTCTTTTACAGATAGTGTATCTGTTCCTACAGTTGTTGTTGTTCCGTTTACTGTTAAATCTCCTGTTATAGTTAAGTTACCTCCTACTTTTGCATTTGAATAAACGTGAAGGTCATATGTTGCTTCAGGCGTTACTCCTATACCTATTTGAGTTGTAGATATATATAAAGGAGAATTATTGCCAAAACCATCAGTAAGTTGTTTAGCTCCTGTGGTTAAATTGCCATTATCTGTTAGTTTGATTAATGACTGATAAGTATCTTTTATTTTATTTCCTGATAATGAAGCCATTATTTATTTGTTTTATTATTTATCTTATTCAGATAAGTTAATAGTTTTTTTTGATTAACCTGTTTAGGTTTATATGTCTTTTTTATAGTTGCCATCCATGAAACCCTGTATCTTTATCAGGATATATATCTTCATTGTTGTTACTATAATACTCACTAAATTTACTTGGTGCATTAAAACTCATATAATCTATAAATCTCTGCGCATAATATTCAGCATAATCTCTTTCCTTTTGAATTAAGAAGTCAATCTCATCTTTACTGGCAAGAGAACTATTTTCTGAATTATGTTTAAATACACCTCCATTTGATATAGAATATGCTGCAAATGGTAAATATTCAATCATAGCAAAATGAATTAACATAGGTTGTATGTAATCATTTACTAAACTTAAATAATCACCGCTTAACGTACCAGCAATTATATCTGCACTAATTTTATCATATAAATCAGTACCTAAATAATTCTGTACATGAATCTCTTGAGCCAGAGCAATAAATTGTATAAATTTATCTGTATCAACATTAGCATTTAATGCTGTATTTTTTACAATATCTGACCTTTTTATAAATAGTGCTGTTGCCATTATTCTTCAATATTTTCAGGTTGTTCGACTTCTTGTTCTGGTTCTTGGTCCTCTTTTTTTATACCTGTTTCCTTTTCAACTTCTGCATCAGTAATCGCATTTGTTAAATCAGTAAATTCAAGAGGTTGTAATGTTTTAAAGTATATATCTAATTCAATTCCGTTATATATCAATATCTTTTCTAATTCATCAAGTATAGTAACTTGCATAGGTCTTATAACAGTATTATCCATTAGAATTGATGCTGTTTGTAATTCTTCAGCATTATTGCCAAGACCAGTATTATCTTTTATACCTACTAACATAGGAGATACAATTCTATGTGATACCATAACTTTTCTCATAGATTCATCAGATAAAAATCTGTATTGTTCATGAGCATCAGAAAGTATGACAGGTTCTATAGAAGCTGCAAGGTCTTTGCTATCATTAAATGCCAATATAAATCTACCAGCATTAGACGAACCACTAAACTTTTCTTGTATGCTTCTTTCAATCATTTCTCTTTGTTCTTCCGTAGGTACACCATTATTAAAGTTAATAAGCATACTAGGCGCAAGACCATTCTGTATATTATTAATATGGTAATTCGCTATCTCTTCTTCAAGCTCTGCGTATTGTAAACCTCCTTGATAATCTACAGGAGAATAATAATAAAATCCTGCTCTATAAGGTTTGATATAAAGTATTTCTAACCCTGCATTACTCGTTCCAAAAGCAGGTATTCTTTTTGGCACTTTACTACCTTTTATTTCTGACCAGTCTTTTGCATAGTAATAATGCTTGATTATACCTTGATTATTTACCTTCTCTGCCCTTAACGTCTCTACAGGTATATGTTCTACCTGAACAATCTTAGAACGGTCCTTAGAATAGATTATTTGAAGTGCAGCTTGACCCATCATTTTATAGTCATAACATATCTTCTTCATACAATCCTTAGTGAATAATTCTTTGAGTTCTTTATATTCTTCAGGTTTATCAATACTATCAACAGCATCTAATCCTTTACCATACACCATTTCTGCTATTCCATTTATTGCAGCATTGTTTGTAGGACTACCATTATATCTATCTATTAAGTATTGAAAATAATTGTTATCATCTCCATATTCAATCCAATCTTGATTATATCTTTCATTAATCTCAGGTCTTGTATAGGAGGAAAGGTTTACAACATGGATTTTACCTTGTTGTATTTCTAATTTTGGTTGTGGAGCACTAAGTTTTCTTCTCATAGCTCTGTTTGTCTTTTTTGTCATATTATTACAAAATCATTATCGTATGAGTTTTCTGTAGTATAATCTCCAGAGTGAACATCAAATACGTTATAGTCAGTTTGGTCAGTACAAAATATACTTCCTCTATATATAATTGTATTACCATCTTTCACTACAAACGAATAAAATCTATTGGCAATTAATCCAAATGTGCCAGTAATTGACATATATCCGTTTGAATTGCTTACTGAAACTGAAACTGTGCTTGTAGTACGTTTAGATTTATCAGTAAGATTAAATGTAACAGAGCTCGGTGCGCTTCTAGGAATTATCTTAAAAGTTTGCGAACTTGTTGATGTTGTTAATATTATCATATTATAAATAATAAATATATAATAAATTGTTTGCATAAAAAAAGGGATACATAAAGTACCCCTCTTTTAAATTCACAAAGTATATCTAATTATTAAGAATTAGTTCCTACTGTTACTGTTACAGTCGCACTACTCATTCCAGCATAAGGGTCAGCAGCAGTTGGACTAGCAACAAAATTAGCAGGTAAAGTTTCCATAGCAGATAAAGTAAGTGTATAACCACTTAAATCTCCCATAGCAGCACCAGTTACTATTGTACCACCAGATACATCAGCTCCATGCTCTCTACCCATTAAAAATACATTTCCATTATAATCTTCAACAGCTACATGAGGTCTTCCAAAAGCAATAAGTTTTAATTCTTTATTATCTTCTTTTGTTAATTTATGTAATGTTAAGTTTAATGTTTGTTCAAAGAAAGTTGTACCATTTTCTCTTGACGAGGTGATGTTTTGCTCAAATGATGAATTTCCTTTTACTTCATATTTAAATGCAGTAAATGTTCCACTCATATCTGTAATCTCATCATTAGTAAGTGTTATTGTGCCTAAATCACCAAAATCTGTGAAATAGACAGCTCTAATACCACCAACTACGTCTTTACATGGTTCTTTTCTTCCTAATGTTAAATCACAAGCCATAATATTTTATTTTTTAATAAAAAAGGGCAGGTAGAATACACCACCTACCCTTCTTATGTTATACAATTATTTAATTATTAAGCTAATGTTAATAATACTAAATCTGAACCGATTCCATACTGAATACCAGATGTAAATCTCATAACAACTCTTACGTTTTGAGAACCATCTAAGTCAGCCATATCTAATACTTTTACTTCATTATGGTCAGCAATTAATCCTGTACCAAAGTATAAGTTAGATTTTTGTCCAGCAACAGCATGGTCAGAAGGCATACCTGGTGTATAAACAACTTCGATACCTTCAAAAGATATTGAGGCATTGCTGTTATACCATTGGTTTCCTTTATTATCATAACCTTGAGCTCCTAGTCCGTTAGCACCATATCCTCCTAAGTGTCTGATATACGCTTGGTATGCAACTGGTGGAACGAAGATTTTTAAATCCTCTTTTCCGTAAACTGCATTTGGAATTGCATCAACAACATTACTTAATAAAGTAACGATGTTAGATGAAGTAAATGAAGTTTCAGAACCATTAGCAGCATCGTTTACATCAGAATCAGCAGCCATTAAAACTGTAAATCCGTCAAACTCACCAGCGTTTCCGTTAACACCTCCCCAGATATTAGATTCAGTTTTCTCAGCAACTAATCCAGCAACGTGCCCGATTAAGAAGTCAGAGAATTTTGGAGGTAGGTTGTCATATACTGAGTAGCCCATTTGAACTGCTTCCCAGTCGCTTCTAAAGTCTTTTTTACATAACTCAAGGTTCACTTGGAACTCTTCAGGTTGTAAAACTCTTTCAGTCAATGTAACAGTTGCAGTATCAGTAAAATCACAAGTAGCATCTTTGATTACGTTAGAATCAGTTGCAACTTTTTTGATTACCTCTTTGAACTTTACATTAGGTTTAATCTCGATGTTACCTCTATTTAAAGTATCACCAGATAGTAATGCAGCAGAAATATACTTACCAGCAAATTCCCCAGCATAAGTAGTAGTAATTGAAGTGGTTGTAGCCATTTTTTAATCTATTTAATTATTAATGTTATAAATTGAGTTTAATACTCTATCTTTAGTAGTATATGCTCTATTCTGTGCATATAATATTTTCTTTA